CTCACGGGGTCGCTGCTTAGGTCTTTTGACCTAGCTGGCTTTCGCCGGTTCGCTACTGTTGTCACTACTTTGTGGTGATGATGATCTCAACCTGTTACCTGACTGAGACGCTCTTGTTTCTCAAGAGTAGTATTGTCAAGGGACTGCGATCGTAGGAGCTATTTTATGACTACACCGGCAATTCATACCGATGAAAACCAAGCAGGGAACGGCACCAAAGTTATTTATTGGGCCGATGGTAGCGGGAACGAGGTTTCCGATTACCCTGTCTCTTCTTGGCGTCATAGAATAGAACAACGCCCTGCATCGGTGTCAAACCCGAAACAGGCGTCTGGATGGCGCGACCCTTCTGGGTGGCAACATTCTTTCTTCTACGCAACTCCTAACCCTATGATTGCTTTTGGGAACGGTCGGCAAGACGTTACCGGTACCGTCGATTATTTCGATGGTGCCGGATGGAGTGACTCTGTCGGTGAAACACCCGACCCGTCACCTACCGCTCGCAATCGCGCCGAAATTAAGGCGCTTCTACAGCTCAAGAACCAGCGTGTTAACTACGCTCAGGCATTTGTTGAAGCAGACCAGACAGCCAAGCTTTTTGTTGGCGCTATGTCTCGTATTGCTTCAGAAGTGCGTGATTTCCGCTCAAAGAATCCCAAAGCAATCTGGGAGGCCGTGAAAGGAGAAGGTAAAAGAGGAAAGAATGGACTTCCTTCCTCTTGGCTTGAGTTGCAGTATGGGTGGACTCCTCTCCTATCTGACGTTCAGGGTGCCTGCGACGACCTGTCGCATGCCTCTGATCAGAAGTTCACTGCCTGTGTTCGTGGGCAAGTGAAGGAGGGAGGACATACTATGTGGAAAAAACGCACTGCCATCAATGGTACGTGCGGGATCAACGTCAGCCAACAATGGAAAGTTGACACTAAAGTTCGCCTTGACTACGTCATGGAGAACCCGATCCTCGCCACTTTAGCTCAGACGGGAATAACGAACCCGCTTTTGCTAGTATGGGAGAAATTGCCGTACTCGTTTGTCGTCGACTGGTGTTTACCGGTTGGCAACTGGCTTTCCGCTTGGGATGCCACCTTCGGGTGGAGTTTCAAAGGAGGCACTTGTACGGTGTATCGCAAGTTCGACGAGACAGGACACAGCTGGTTTAACGAACCCAGCGGTATGCTGTACCCTTATAACATCAAGGGTTTTGCGTCGGCCTACGTTGCGCATGGGATGAATATGACTCGAGAAGTTTATCTCTCTAGTCCTCTTCCCAAATTCCCGGGGATTAAAAATCCCTTTCCACCGCGCGGGCCCCATATCTTCAACGCTCTCGCGTTGATGAATAGGGCCTTTAACCGTTAATCTCCCTTTTGGAGAAGCATATGCCTGCTTTTGGCAATATCACCATCAATGATGGTGCTTCCACCCCACTCGCCCACACGTTCTCGCCGGTTAAAATCGACGGTGACGTTGCCACTTGGGCGGATCGCAGTTCGGGTGTTCCGACGAAGTATTATACCTTGTCGGCCTCGAACCGCGATCCGAACGGCGGCACGGGACAGGTGAATCGCGAGCAGTTTTCACTCGTGATCCCGGTGGTTGCTGACGGTTCCGATCCGTTGGTGAAGGCTGGTACCGTTATTCGCACTTTGCGTTTTGACGGCACCTACCTAATCCCCGTATCGTCCGCGCTGCAGGAGCGTAAAGATCTCAATGCTCTTGTCAAGAACTTCCTGGCCAGCTCCGTTGTTACGGCGATGGTCCAGGATCTTGAACACGTCTACTAAGCCCACCTTGGGAACTAAATCCCATGGCCACGTTTAGCAGTGCGGGTCATAAAAAGCCCCCGCTTGTGTCGAGCAATGAACTCACCAGTAAGCATACTGAAAATCTGCTTGCCGGTGGCTCCTTCCACCTATTGAGATCTCTCTTATGGGTACGCAGCGTCCTTGCCCTTCTCGGGGCATGTACCGTCACAATCAGTGTATCGCAACCTCAGGTGCTGAGGCGCTCTTTCGAGCTCTTGGCACCCAGTTCGGCGACCACGCCGCTGATCTTCTCAAACGAGGAGACTTTGCGGCAGTATTGCAGTTACAAGTCGATGCATTGACTTATACCTGCGCGGATGATTTCAGAGACGACTACTTTGTTGCTGAACACCTCTCGAAGTTTCCTAACTTCGATGTGGGCATTGACCGAGTGGCCGTTGCTATTGAGAAATTCCGTAACGCTGAACGGGTGTGTTCCGAGGCTAACCAACGCCTTCTGTCAAGCTACGGCACGGCATCAACAACCGTGTCGGCTGCATCGTATTTGTATACGGCGCGGCGAAAAATAGCTCGTCTCCTCGGTCCTTTTAATTGGGACGAGGCGGAACAGCACTTCGGATTCGGTCCGGGCTCAACTACGAGTCTGAAGCGTGTTCGCGGTGATGCCTACTGGAAATTTCGGGCCTCTCGGCCCGATGTGACAAAGGAATGCATGGCGCTTGGATTTGCGGCTATCTGCCGCGTCCCAAGGTGGCTTGCCACCCTTGCCGGTTTCACCGGAGAGCTTTCAGAGGTTGCTTTTGAGGAACTCAAAAGGAGTGTTAACCCTTTTGATATACTCAATGTCGTCCCTGGAAACCATGTTATCACTGTACCGAAGAACGCTAAGACAGATCGTGTGATTGCCAAAGAACCCGATATGAACATGTTTGTTCAGAAAGGGCTCGGAGGTATCATACGTAGTCGGCTTAAACGAGTTGGAATTGATCTGAATGATCAGTCCCTTAACCAGAGGCTGGCCCTTGAAGGGTCAATCACCGGTAAACTCGCGACAGTCGATCTGTCGGCAGCGAGCGACACAGTTGCAATGCAGCTGGTTCGTGAACTGCTTCCTCCTGACTGGGTTGAGGCTATTGAGTTATGCCGAAGCTCTTCAGGCGTTCTCCCTTCTGGTGAGACTATCGTCTATCAGAAGGTGTCGTCTATGGGGAACGGGTTCACATTTGAGCTCGAGAGCCTGATTTTTTGGGCCCTCGTGCACAGTGTACTCGATTACTCGGAGACGATCGAACGTCGTGTAGCTGTTTACGGAGATGATTTAATATTCTCCGTTGATATCTATGATCCTGTTGTTGAGCTCCTATCTTTTTGTGGTTTTACTACAAACGAGAAAAAGAGTTTCGCTGCTGGAGAATTCCGTGAATCGTGCGGTAAGCACTATTTCGCGGGGCGCGACGTCACACCTTTCTATGTCCGTGAGGCCATAGAAACTCCTGAGCGTCTCATTTGGTATGCAAACAGTATACGTCGCCAAGCTCGCAAGAGCATTTGGTGGGGTCTGGATGCACGCTTTGAGGCGGCCCACCATTCTGTTGTCCTACAGCTCCCTCCTTTTTGGAGAAAGCCGCGGATTCCAGACGGACTCGGCGATATTGCCTTGATTGGCGATTTCGACGAGGTTCGGCCAAAAAAGGCCCCTAGAGGCCTGGCTGGTTGGGTTGGACTTGGTGTCAGTCGTAAGACTGCCACGTTCCTTCCGGAGGACACCCCCCTTCTTATCAAGGCGCTTTATGAGGCCGAGAAAAGAAAGGGTGTGAGTGGAGATGTTCCGTTAGGGGTAAATTCCCCTTTGCGGCACATCTCGTACCGGGTTGTAAAACCCGTTACGGAGCAGTGGG